ACTAACAAAGCAGAGAACCTTGTACGATTCTCTGCTTTGTTATTATGACTCATGGTTGACTATATTGTTTTCATTTAGACTGTCAGTAGCATTAAAAGCAACTGTACCAGTATAACCACTAGCACTGTAAAAAATATTATCATTTAATATACTAAATGACGTTTGCACATCAACACTAATTATACCGTTAGTTTTACCACCACAAATGTTACCGTGTATACAGATGTATTTTGAACCAGTAGCCGTGATAGCATAACCAACATCAACGTTGTCACCTTTAATGCAATTACCATTCACGTTAATACTGTTACAGTTGATAATAATTACACCTCTATTAAAGTTAATAAAATTACAGTTATTGATACATACGTTTGCACAGCTATTTAATGAAATACAATCATTACCAGTGTTACCCTCAATATTACTAAATCCGAGATTGCTTATCATAACATTATTACAACTAACAAGTCTAATAAGTTTACTACTATTAGCATTTGATGTTATATACGCACCATCAATAATCACAATATTCTTATGCAATTCACTGGCAATTAAATGTTGTGCAAAAATGAAATACCCTTTTACTATATCTATGATACTATTTTTAATGATAATATCACCAGGAACTAATGAACTAACGTTATCAAGATTAAAGACATAATCACAACCAGTTGTTTCAGTTCTTTCAAAATATAAGTCTTGGCAATAGTCCAAACACTCGATTGCAGTGCAATTTGTGTTGAGTATAAAATTAAATGTACATCTAATGAATCTTGAACTAACGCACCTACCATTGATTGTAATACCTTTAACACCATCTTTACTGATTTCATTATTCATTTGAACGTCATACATTTTAGTCCCTTGTGCTTTATTTAACGCAACATATCTAACACCATTATACATAGAACAATAAGTGATTTCACAATAACTTACATTTTCAAATTTGACGTATAAACTGTCAGCAGTCAATTCTGCGTTATTGTTAAAAAATAATTTGTTGAATTTAATAAAATTTACTAGCACACTATTGTCGTTAGTTCCAACATAAAACATAGTTGTGTCAGCACCCAAAATTAATTTTGTTCCGCCACGTTCTTCACCCTCAAATAATATGTGTTTAGTATTGACGTTGACTGTTTTATTAAATAGATAATTACCACACGGAAAATAAACTCTTGCTGACAGCCCATTAGTTTTAATGTATTGAATAATAGCATTTAATTTATCAGAGTTGTCAGTAGTACCACCATTGTCTAACGCTTCAAGTTCTGCTGGTGGGTGAAGCACATTGATAAAGCAAGAATAAATATTATCATACGCGTTTTCACCAATTAAAATTCTACTGTCATAATCTTTTAAAGTGTTATTTAAATTATTAATTTCTGTGTTAATAGTTTTAAATAAATCTTCAATAGTAACTATTTTATAGTTACTGTTTAGAACATAACTGTTTCCATTTGCGATATTACTAATCGCCACACATAATTCATTTTTGAACCAGAATAAATCACCCTTAGTAATATATTTACTAGCATTTTTTTCATTTACTTCCACATAACTAGCGATTGTTTTATGAACTTCACTTAGTAAATCTTCAATAGTAATTTTTTCTACATTGCTATTTACAACATATTTATCACCATTATTCATTTGCTTAATAACTCTATATAACTCACCATCTAACCACACTAATTCACCAACAACTCTATCATTGGTAGCTGTTTCACTTTTCATTTCATTGGCACTAGCAATTTGTTCTTCTACAGTGTTCAGTAGCTCACTTAAAATTTCTTTTAATTTATCATCAGAAACAAGACTAGCTATATAATCTGGAATATTATTAACATTATCAATAACTTGATTCAACGTAAATGCAAATTTACGCAACGTTTCATAATAACTCAAGCTTTCATCATACACTAATGGCAATACTTTTTGGCACCAGAAATGTATATTATTTATTTTATTAAAATCACTCATTCTATCACCTACCATAAATTAAAAAATAAATCACCGAGTTCCTCAATAATCATCATATCAATATTCAAGAAAGTCTCCCTGTACTTCCTCAACATATCACTATAATTCTCTCCCCCTCTTTTTCCCTTTACATTCTCAAAATAATCATCGTTACTATTCCCACTACCACTACTATTATAATTATTACTATCATTAGAACTACTAGTATCACTAATCTTCCTAGCATTAGTCAAATACGTTTCACTTTCCACACCTTGTAATGCCCCTTGTGGCGTATCAGAATACAAGTCTCTACTGACATTATTATTAGTTGTCGTTCCATCACTGCTACCAGTTGCATTATTTTCTGTATCAATTTTTCTATTACTTGTTGTTGTAATATCTGTATCAGTTAATGGGTCAAACTTCAATTTCTCACTCTCATATAACTGATTGTAATAAGGCATAATTTCACACATTCGCCTGTTCAACCACAGAATCCACAACCCTACAACCTCAGCACCAATCTCTCTTGTGTAGTAATGTTTCAATATTTTCTTACATAATACTTTTCTATACTGTTCATCAAAAATACTCCAACTAGTATCGAAAATTTTATTCCAACTTTTTTCTAAAACATCATCAACTTTATCTCCACCTTGACTTTCTGAGTAACCACCCATTTGCTCACATATGTATCTAACTTCTGTCGTATATTTACTCATTGCCATCACCGCCAATCGTATCAGCACCAGGGTCTTCTGGTTGATTATTATCACCAACTTGTTGAAAATCTTCACGGTAATTTACTTCAATGTTTAGTCCAAACATATCATTAATTTTCTTTACTGCTTCTCTTCTACTTTCAAGCCTACTATATCTACTAGCAATAGTACCACCTTGGTTTCTAGTAACTTCATCAGTAATTAATCTTTCTTTCTTCTGAATGTTAATGTTGCTAATACCTAAATATGTTAACGCTTCATTCCATATCTGAGTTTTAAGTTGATAAATTTTATCTGCTACATACGGGGCACCAGTAGACAAGACGTCTAACCCATTAGAGTTTAACGCTTTATCTCCAAATATAACTGGTGAATTACCATCGTATTCCTTATAAACGTTTAGCATAGTTAAACGCTGTGTTTCATCACATTTAATAAGGATAGGCGTTTTCTGAGCGTTAGCATTTACGTCAATGATTCGATCAAGGTTGTATAGTCTTTTAGCGAACATTTCAACGTCAAGAACAGAGTTGGTTCTTAGATAATTATTCCAGATAATAACACTATTACTTCCTTTTAATAATTTCCGATAATCATTGTAACGTGAATATGCTCTTCTTAATACTGGTTCACCGTATACATTCATTCTTCCAGAACAGACTACATCTAATGCAACATAATCTTCTAGAACATCATCTTGAAAAAATACTGCTGAACCATTCATAAATAAAGCTAATTCCAAATATCTAACGTCACACGTAGACGGTAAATTCTTCCATTCAAACATGCTAATAGATAACTCCATAAGTCGATTAAAATATTGCATATAAGTGGCATTGTTCATTAAAAGGCTTTCACCAAAATTAGTTTTCTTTCTTCTTCCCATTTTATCACCACCTTAACTTGGAGAATTATCTAATGAGTAGTTACCAATTTCATTTCCATTTTTCCAATACGTGATACCGCTATCGTGAATCGAACATATATGCCGCATAGCGTCTGCTGGAATAGAACCAGTAGCAGTACAACCAATAGTTTTAACATAGTTCCAATGTGGTCTACTATGTGTGTTGGGTGTCTTTAACTTTTTAGTAGCGTAACCATATCTGGTAAAATAATCATCAATAGTTTTAGCGTAATCAGCACTAATAGATGGTCTACTAATAAAGAAAGTTTGTTTTGATTGTGCTAAATTTAGATTACTGTTAGAAAGTGAACCTTTAAAAATATCAGCACTAATTGATGCTTTATATTGGTCTAACATATTTTGTTTAATTTGATTCATGTAACTTGTTTCTTTTTGTAGGGCTATACCACCAGTAATCAAGTTTGGCGCCATAGCAAACGCACCAGTAGCACCAATAGCCGTGCCCATTGAGAAAGCTGTTTCTATTTTTCTTGGGAGTGCATTTTGTGCATACCATACTTTATAAGCGTCTATATTCCATGAACATTGTGGAAAATTTTCTAACGTTATACTTTCACTTCTTATTTCATTAGTTTCATGTTTATAATTTTTTGGAAACATTGTAATTTTAACTGGCATTGTGTTGACACTTTCAATATCAAATGTTGGTGTTAAATCTTTAAAAAATTCATATCTAAGTGTCAATGAATTACCACTTCCATTATCAACCATAAAATAATTATAAGGATATGTGTATAGTTTAGCATTTTTAGGTGTGTAGCCATCTAACGCCATAGCTTTACTTGCTGGTTGATACGACCATTCATTGTGCCATCCTGTTTTAGTGTTTGTAAAATCTATTAATACGCCCTCTTCAATTGGTTCTTCTGTGCCAACAATAATAGGGCACATATACATAGCTAACACACTATCTGGGGATTGTGCATAATTTGTAATAAAAGAATTAATTCTATCAACGTCACTAGCATTTCCCATTTTATAATGGGCACCGCTATAAATTCCATTACATAGTACACCATTAGTTGACGCTTCACCAGTATCAACATAAGCAATAACTACACCCATAGCGTCAAATATATCTGAGAATTTTTGATAAAAATTATAAACATATTCACCACACTCAACTGATTCTGGCATAATATTATCACCAATCTCGTCAGTAACACTATGCTCTCTCTCAACATAACACATATCAAGCGTAAAATCAAAGAACCATGTCTGAATATCATCAATTTCAAATGTGATTTCAGATGTAACATCATTCACGTATTCTACACTTGTTATAAAAGCATAAAACCATTTATTTCCATAGGCTGAGTTCTGGAACATCATATAATTACAGTCATACAAGTCCTCTGCTTTTCTTTGTACTCTTGCATACCCACGCTTCACTCTCTGATATGTTTGACTGGTTAAATTATATTTTGTTAAACCAGCAAAATAATTTGTTTGAGCACTAGCACTACTAAAATAAATAGTATGGTCATACGTAGTATCAAGTGGAACATCTTTTAAAATTTTAATGTTGGTATTTGGTTCAATGTACATACATTATCTCCTTTAATATGGGTGGATTTCTCCACCCATTTATTTTACTGTTTAGTAAGTGTCAACGTTGTTCCTACTGTACTAGCTGACGTAAGTTTATTTGCTGCATCTGTATACTGAGTTCCGTTAATTTCAGCAACAACTTGAATTTCTGTTTCATGTTTGCTTGCTGGAATCATATAAGCACCAAACCTATGTACAGCAATACCGTCTGTTGTCAACTGCTCTGTCTGAATAAAGTCAACCATGTGCGGTTGTAATGTAGCTGCATCTGATTTTGCTTCAACAGTCAAAGTGATAGCATCTTCTGATACACTTTTGTCTGTGATTTCCATAGTGATTGTAGCTGGTAAAGCAATATTAGCGTCGCTTGTCACAAACATGACAGCATTTGAAAATGGTGAATAGGACACTGTTTTCCATGTGTGATAAAAGTAATTCCAATACAAACCACTAGCTACATATTTTTCAGTGAACTTGTTGTTGTTGTCATAAACTTGAAACCACTCTTCATCAATTAAAACTGCTTTAACATTTGCAAGTAAAGCGAGTTCAGCCGCTGTTACTTCTTCAATTCCATCAGAGTTTGCTCGAATTACTTCAAATCGTTCATTATCGAATGAAGTCCAATCATCAATAAGGAATAATCTACCCATAAAGTCAGCCTTTTCCATATTGAAAGCACTAGCTAACACATTTACATCATACTTAGCGTTGAACATAGCGTCCATGAAAATAATTTGATCTTCTTTTGGTGTCACAGTTTTCACACCATTCTCGTTGAACTCTGAACGCATAAAGGTAAACAAATTAGATGTACCTCTAAAGTATTCAGCGCTGTCAGTAGGTTTTGTACCATCCCCGATAGAAATAGCGTGCATATTGCCTTTGCTCATTGCTTTAATAAGAAGATACTTAAATAACAAAAATTCATCATATTCAGCCGCTGTGTAAATACTATCTACAATTTTAGAAATAAGATTCTGTACTCCATCAAGAGAAGTAAACGCTTGTTTCAAATCTTCGTCTTGAATCGTAACTGGGTACATCACTCTCCAATTCATCACGTGGAAAGCGGCTCTTACATCTGGTAACGTTCTTTTAAACTCTCTAGCTTCTCCCTTTGCTGGGTCATACTCAACAACTTTAGCGATATTTACAAAGATATCTTCTACCGTTTCACCAAACTCAAGATAGCCTTTTTTCAAGATTGAATACGGGTTATTAAAGTTAGCGCTACGCGCTCTTACAAGTGCGATTCTGTTTACCAACGCGTTAATAAACTGGTTCGCAAATGCCGGTGTTCCGTAAATAACTTCACCTACGTGTGGAATGTCGCTAGCTTGTGTAACTACTGGTACATTTTGCTGATAATCGTATGAAGCGTTCTGTCTAATAACGTTCATAATATCAATGGTTGACGCGTTAAGCGTGTTTACTGCAATTCTTTTTGCCATAAATTATTCCCCCTCTTTAAATAAATCATCATATGTTTTTGGTGCTTCTGGTTCATCTGGTTCGTCTGGTTCATCTGGCTCCTCTGGTTCATCTGGTTCACCACCGAAAAATCTGTCCCGATACCGTTTTTTCCATTCAGCGTCGTTTGATTCATATTTTTCTTTCCAGTTTGTTGAATCTGAAACCCTTGTTTCATAGTCATTAAGTGTGTCTGTAATATCTTCTAAAAACTCAATATCTTTTTCACCCTCATTTTCACTATAAAGTGCTTTATAGCTTTCAAGAATTTCATTAATTTTTTTCACTGCCATTGTCTCACCACCTTTTTACTTAATTTTCTGCCATTTATTAGTATCAAAAATATCTGACAAACGCATTGAAAGCGGATGGTCTGGCGATAACATTACTTTACCGTCAATCACAAAAATAATAAAACCGTTTTCATGTTGATAAGTTCCATTATTAAATAACATTCTTCTCACCTCTTTCTTATAAAATCATCATCCATATTGGTAGTTTATTTTTTGGTCTGATTGTTCCACCACCGCCACCACCAGCAGAATAAAATCTATACAATAATACTGCATTTCTTAACGCTTGTTCTTCACTTAAATAATAAGCTGGAATTGTTTCCCACGTTGTAATACTAGTATCATTTGCGTGACTTTGAATATAAGTAAATGCTTTTTGTGCAAAACTTATTCTATTTTCTAAAGCTGGAACACCCGGTCTTTCCCAACACCTCATAAAACATTCTGTTAAATATGGTATATCCGTAGAATCAGATTTTAGAAAATCATCTAAAGTAGCAAACTCACCATAGTTTTGAATCCAATCTTGTTCAACAACTAAGTATGTCATTTGACCATCTGGCGAATCTTTATCATAACCATTTTCTGACAACCAGTTTAACAAATTTGTTTTTCTTCCACCATCCCACTGGAATAGTCCAAACGCTGTTCCACCTAGTTGGTTTAAAGTTGGGTTAATATGACTCTCTGACCATGCATTACCAGCTAACGCGCAAGCAACATAAATACTAACACCGTAACCCGTTGCCCCATCACCGTATCGAAAAACTCTTGTAAAAGATGGATACATTGATACACCTTTATTTATGGAAACTTGATCAGCTAATGGAACTCCTGGCTGATGTGCGCCCATTGTGATACCGCCAGACGTTTCACCAGACTTATAACACATTTCTGTGTGACCACTCACCCAACAAATGTCACCAGCTAACCAAATACCTCTAGCATCTACCTCTTGAAATCCTAAAGATAATAACACGTTCGGTTCAGAACTTGTAGTAAAAGCATTATGTGCTGGTGCGTATGCTGGTGTTTCCCATCCACCAGCTAATAAAGCATAATTAATAAACGAGGAGCAATCATAATAGGTAATCCCACCTACTGTTTGTTGGTTTCTATATGACTGGCTATATCCTACGTTTGGCGCGTTACATGTGTTAATCGCCCATGAATAACTTTTATTAATATCTGGCATTACTTTTCTTCCACCCACATTCTAAACGCTTCAATACCAATTCTCATTCCTTGTGAAGCACAACTCTCACCGTTTTTAACTTTAGGAAGTGTGCCATAATGATGTATGTGTGCTTGATAATACAACTCTAAATTATCTGGTAAATTATGACAGATAACAATAATATCTTCCAGCCTTAAGCTTTCATTTGCTGTACCGATTCTTGTGTTATTATTAATGTGATTATATCGTACCCATCCCTTTTTCTGAATGTGCGCTAACACATCAATATCTAACTCAAAACCTAAACGTTTACTTAACGTTCTAAAGTCAATCAAAAGATTTTCACATCTTTTATTATAATTCATAGTACCAGCCCACATCCCATCACGTACTGCGTCAAAATCACCATGTGTTTGACAGTGTGCCCGATAAGCTACACCAAATGAATTAACTGGCTGAGAATTTGGTTGTTTCATTTGATCAGAAGATGTAAACCAGCTAAGAGGTGTTTTACCCGTTAATCTATTTAAGTCACAATTAGATGTTACATATGGTAAAGAACCAACACTTGTATATTGGTGCAAGTCGCAACCTTTATGAGGTGGATATGCTTGATTATATTGACCGTTGTTTTTGCCATATCTAGCTTCCCACCACTTACAGTTTGACGGTAAATTATCTACTACCTTTTTATATAAAGAAATGTCAGCATATCCAGTATAAACCATACATTTCTTACCTAAAGAAGAAAGATAATTTAATGCTTCTTGTACACCATTAGCAGTATTTCTAGACTCAACGTCTAAGATGTAACCAACAAAATTTTTACCAACTCTTTTATTCACCTGTTCTACAAAGAACTTTGTCTGTCCAATCTCATTTCCTTTATCAAGATAAGCGTACAACCAATATGGAATATTATATGCTTCACAATGTTTAATGAATGTGTCTAGATATGTGTCAATATAGGTTGTTCCTTGTGTAGCCTTTGAGATTAAAAACTCACAGCCCTTTTTAGCTAACGACCAATTAGTAACTGGTTTCCAGTGTGATACATCTACAATCATGTTTACTCTCCTTTATTAATATGAAACAAATCTTTTAAAGTTTCTGGCATTAAATCTGAATTAATTTTGCTTATGTTTTCTAAAATTGAGACTATTTCAGTAATACAAACGTAAGTTATTATAATCGGTAACAACTTTACACCTACAGAAAAGCCAATCACGTCACCCTCGCAATCAAGAATGTATGCTAATACATAACAAAATATAAAACCTACTTTCTTAAACATACCATCCCTTAATTTTGAACTTTTAATGTCTTTGTTTTTAATCGCTCCTATAAAACCAGAAATAAGATCAAACAAGTTTAATGAAAGTGCAACAATTATAGCTTCCATATTTCCCATAAACCACACCTCTTTTCTATTTCTATTTATTTTCTATAAATAATGTAACATAAAGTTTGACTTTTGTCAATAGTTATGTTATAATAATTTTATAAAAAGGAGAAAAAATTTATGAGTGAATACTACGATGGTACTAAACTATTATCATTAAATGACTTAAATGGTAAAAAACCAGAAGTCTATATTTGCGTCACTAACCGTACAGGTGGTAAGACAACTTATTTTGGTAGGTTATGTGTTAATAGGTTTAAGAATAATGGCGAAAAATTTGCCCTATTATATCGGTATAATTATGAGTTAGATAATTGTGCTGATAAATTTTTTAAAGACATTGGAAGTTTATTCTTCCCAAATGATACAATGACGAGTGAACGTAGAATGAATGGAATTTACCATGAGTTATTTTTAAATGATGAATCGTGTGGTTATGCGATCTCTATGAATAGTGCTGATCAAATTAAGAAAAATTCTCACTTATTTAGTGATGTAATTAGTATAATTTTTGATGAATTTCAGAGTGAGACGAACCATTATTGTTCAGATGAAGTTAGAAAGTTTATTAGTATTCATACAAGTATTGCTAGAGGGCAGGGTGAACAAGTTCGTTATGTTCGTGTATTTATGCTAGGTAATCCTGTTAGTATTTTGAACCCATATTACACGGTATTGCATATTAGTGATCGCTTAAAATCTGATACAAAATTTTTACGTGGTGATGGTTTTGTTATGGAACAAGGGTACATAGATAGTGCTAGTAAAGCACAAAAAGAAAGTGGCTTTAATCGTGCCTTTAGTGGGAATAAATATGTTGCTTATTCAAGTGAAAGTGTATACCTAAATGATAGTAACACATTTATAGGAAAGCCTAGTGGTAAGTCCTTGTACCTTGCAACGCTGAGGTATGAAGGTGTTAATTATGGAATTAAAGAATTTACAGAAGAGGGTATTATATATTGTGACAACAAACCAGATATGTCGCACCCGAATAAAATTAGTGTGACAACCGATGATCACGGTATTAATTATGTCATGTTAAAACGAAACGATTTCTTTTTATCAAACCTCAGGTATTTATTTGAACGTGGTTGTTTTCGATTCAAAGACTTACAATGTAAAGAAGCAGTTATCTCAGCATTAAGTTATTGATATCTTCTATTGTTACTTGTTTTGTGTAAACAGGGGTTGCACTGTTGGAATATACAGCCTGTTTATATATTCTATTTTGCAGTAGGCTTAACGAGTGCAATAGTTAAAGATATAATAAAGCAAGGGTTACAATCTTTTGATTGCCCCTTGCTTTTATTTTATCCCCTCATTTCATAATATGTGTCGGTAAGAAGTATACCACCCTTTATTCTTTTTGGTAATAATTTACCAGGAATTTTTAATCCGTTTTTGAAGTCTTCTATTGTTCTTTTAATTGGCTTACCAGTTTCTTTATCAAAAAGAAATTCTTGTTCTTCTTTATTGTATTTTATTTTATCTTCTTTCTTTAACGTGTTTGACATAGATAGATCAAATAAATCTTTACATTTTTGTGGCATACCAGCACATTTAATGTTGTAATACGGTTTGTCTATTGGTTCTAAGTCTTTTGCAATTACGTGTTCAATGTATGTTTTTTGTCGTGTAAAATAACCAATGTCCCATGAAGTTTCTAATTCCCAACAACAGAAGTTTTTATCATGCACCTTAATACCTTTTAATTGTTCTGGATATAAGTCACAATGTATACTGTCTGTATCAGCGTAGATAAACCCTTTTTTATTTGCACCATAGTAATTCATTTGTGCTGCTCTAATTGTAAAATTTCGTGCGTAACTTGTGATGGCTGAGCCGATAGGAATATAACCAGTTTTCTTCTTGTGTTCTGTAATTGGAATAAAAGAAAGCACACCATCATCTTTAATGTAGGCTATCTTAAATGATGAATCAGAAGATGAAGCCATTTTACCATACAAATTATTTAGAAAAAGTTTAGCTTCTGTTCTTTTTGCTCCAGTAGATTTTAATTTCATGTCTTTGTACTTGTCAATATATTCATCAAATAAACCACAAGCTGTAAAGAAAAAACAACCGTCTAGTATTTCAAAGTCAACAAGTTCATAGTGTTCTTTCAATAACTCATAATCTGTTTGTGTTAACGTTAGTTCAACTCTGGTATCTGTCATTTTGTGCGTAAATGGATTCATGTAATGCGTATAATACTCACCTGTTTTTATGTCATAAACATCAGAACTTTCTAGTGCTTCTGTTCCAATGTATAAAGGGTTGCCTTTAATCTGAATGAACGGTAAATATCCATCTTTCAAATAAAATCTAGTTTTTATTCTTACAAAATAAAAGATATGTTCTTTTAATGCAATATCTGGGATATAATTTCCTGTCCAAAACTTAGGTTTACCAATCGGATATATATTTCCGCTTTCACTATGCATCATAGACGGGTACAATGAGTTAACATCAGCCGTTACTCCATTTCTTTTTATCTTATTTTCTTTTCCCTTAACAAGATAGCACCATCCACCTTTATATGACTTTCTTATATAGGAGTCAACGTTTGTAGAGCCATATTCTTCTGATAAAGGCATACTTTCTAAGTCTGGATAAACGTCCTCATATTTCATATAATTTAAGACACTATATTTATGTAATTTCTTAAACTCTGATAAACAACAGGAGCCTATTGTTAAACGTTTATGTCCATCATCAAACATACTTTCTAGTGCTTCTTTTACAACTAAAACATCATTGGCGATGTACTTTTTTTCTTCTTCCGTTATTTTACACCCAGCATAACGATAGCCTTTATATTCCATTTCTAATTTTTTGTGTTTTGTACCAAAACTTTTACCAATTTCTTTCACAGAAAAAGGTAAAAGTTTTAATGAATCTTTTATCATAAAATAATGATTGTTTTCTTTAAAGATAATCTGATACCACTGACCACGGTCTGATACAACAAACTTTACTTCATGGTTTTCCATTTCTTTTTCGTGCTTCCATGATACGTCTAATTCATTGTCTGAATTGTGAATAAGTGCCTGTTTAAAACCTAAGTCTACTAATAGATATGACAGCCAAAACGCACCATCAAATTTAAGGTTATGATAATACATTGTTACGTTACAATCTAACGTTTTAAAATAATCATATGTTTCTTTGATGGAATGTAATATAAGTACATCTTCAGTATATAATTCTACAAGCGCTGACGCCCACACTTCTGTATCTTTTTGGCCGTCATATACTGTTGTTTCAAAATCGCACATGAATGTTCTTGTCGTTCTATTCATTAAAAAACTCCTCTTCTTCTTCCGCTAAACCAGCCCATCTAACTAACTCTTGTTTATAATCTTCCATATCCTCATAATATAATTTCCCTTGGTCTGGTAAGTACTGTATCAATTCGCTTGTATAACGATTAAATGATACAGAATCATATGCCACGTCAAAAGTAAAAACAACTCCAACGGCTTCTCCATCATTTATCATTTTAGCTACATCATCTACACCGTTATCAGCGATTAATCTATCCATCCATTTTAATAATGCGTTTGCGAATCTTCCGTTTATACAAGCTTGAACTTGAGCATACCATACGTTTATAGTGTTTCTACTGAAAAAGCTTTCATCAAACGTTTCTCTTTTCTCTGTTTTTTTCTTAAACTTTTTTTGTTTTCGTGTTTCTTTTGCTTTTTGCGCACGCTGTTTTCGTTCTAATTGTCTACCTTTTTTGCCAGTTACTTCTTCACCGTATGAAGCAAAACCATGATAGGTTGAACGTTTATATAATCTTTCTAATGTAATTTTTTCAAGGTTTCTGATAGATGCTTCTGTTTTAGTTTTAGGTACTTTTGGAATTGTTAATTCTATGCTATATCCACGTTTTTCTAACGAACGAATACGCTTCAATATCTTTGCACGTACTTTTTTATATTGTGTGTTAATGCTTTGCTGTTTCTGTGATGGTTTTCTTTTTCCCATATTGACACACCACCTTCACATTTATAGGAACAAAAAAGCCAGTAGAGAATATATCTCTACTGGCATAGAGAAAAGATATTAAATTATCTTAACTTTTCAATATCTAGTTTGCAATCAACATACGGTCTGCCCGCTTTAGTTGTACCACTGATTTTTACAATAGGAGCTGAACCGTCACCCAAAATACTAATAATATCTAACAGAGATTCTTTGAATGTCTGTGACTGTGTAGCATACACTTCTTTTTCTGGTGTAATGATCGACATTACTTCAATCTCTGTCCCATCCTTTTTAGTGTCTGTAAAGATAATATATCCATCAACTGTAATTGATGTACCATCTTCAACATCCTTTACACTATGTGTATCTTTTCCTTTTGTCATAAGATACTCGTCTACTTTATCAAAATCCTTGCTTTTTTCAATAATATTAATCATGTTTTATTCTCCTTTTTCTTGACTTATTTCTGTAATACTACCGCGTTTTCAATGAACTTCTGTTCTTCCATGCCATACAGTGTTTCGATCACTTCTGTATCTACTACATGTACAGCTTTTACGTTTTCTTCTGTGATCGCTTCTTCACAAGCCTTTAACAGTTTTTTACTGTCTTTGTAGGTTCTAGGTAGTGTCAAGACTCTTGTTACGCTTTCACCTGCATCAATGTCGAGACACATTACGGTTGCTTTTGTTGTCTGGAATGTTCTTGTTACCATTGGTTTTCTCATGTTTTCGTTCTCCTTTTCTTTAAATATTTGATTGGTTATAATTGTGACACTTATGTGTCAAATTGGCGTGGTGGGTATCGAACCCACATAAGTCAACGTTACACGTTATATAACTTATTACCCATATACGCCAACCCTCGGGAGTAAGTGAGGTTATCCCGTCTGATTATCGTGTAGCGTGAACGGGCACACGCTACAGCGGTTACTGGAATTGAACCAATGTTATCAGAGGCAAAATCTGATGTGCTACCACTACACTAAACCGCTATATCTAAGTGAGTAAAGCTTTTCGAGAAACTCACTCAGAAAGTCAATATGGAATTTTATTTATAGTAATTTCTTACTATGTTTATAGTATAGCAGAAGTTACTTGAAATGTCAATAGAAAATCTAAAATTTATTAAATTAATTTTCTATTGTGAAAATTTTAACAATGTGCTAGTTAGGCTTGTGACCATAGAAGCCTCAAAAGGCAATTTTCAACGTCTTCCATACTATTGTATTCTTCCGTATAACAATCGTTTACACATCCCACCTGATATAACACTTTTCCGTCTTTCTCTGTGGTGTGTACGTAAATGTACACACCAAAACCCTCTAAAATTTCAATTAAGTCCTTGATCATTTTTCACACTCCCTTATACAAAATACTTTATCGTCTTTATAAGCTAATATACTACCATCAACCCACTTTACAACTTCATCTGCCCCACGGATTACCATGACAAAATCATCAATACCACACTTTATGGTTGTTATAAGTTTTCCGCTGTCGGAATTACGGATTTTTACTTCATACATATTACCACCTACTATATTTCCTTCATATTAATTTCAAAATAGTTATTCACTATCACAATATCTTGTTTTCCGTTTGTCTCAGACGTTCTAGATTCTAAAATATCTACGCCCGTCATAAGATTGACAACTTCAAAAGCCGTCAAATAATCACTAAAACAGATTCTTCCGTTTATGCGTATTTTACACAGCCAGTTTCTTTTATCCATATTATCCCTCTTTTCTAAAATTCTATTCCAAACATAGCTAATAGTAATGTTATTATAATCATAACATCAATCAAACCCATGGTTACGGTCATTATTGACCGCAACCAGTTTCTATTTATATTCATACCCACCCTCACGATTTTTTCTTATTCTATAATAAGCGTCTAACATAAATGCTGATAGCTCTATGCCTTTTATTGATGTATAATCATCTAATAATCTAATTAAAGCTGTATCAACTCTATTTTTAGGTAACTCGCTAAACAATAAGCATAATTCAGCACAACGTTTATTCATTTCTGTATATGCAGTAATCTTATCCATATTATTCACCCCCTTTATAATTTTTCCTAGGTGGTAACACATCAGCTAATTCGATGAACTTGCTTTCTGGCATACCTAGTAAAACTTCTTCTTCTGAATAGTCAGATACTTTTACTAACTTAAAAGTATCTGTATCAAATAATTTTTGACACGTTTTCAATAATTCGTTTTCAGTATCAAACTTTCCGCCAATTGTAAAATCTTTTACAATGACCTGTGCATTGGTTATGTCCATGCACATTATCTCACAGTTTGTCTTTGTTACTGTTCTTGTTATCATTTTTTCTTTCATAACGTTTTTTCTCCTTTTTCATTCTTCTACTGACTACAATAATTGATAAATGCAATTATTGCCTCTTCCACGTCACAACGTGTATAAAATCTCTTTTTGCGATTTTTCTTTCTCCATAACGGAAGCCCGTGCATTTTACGCTGATTATTAGTTAACATCATAGTTTTCATATTTACCTCACTTTCTAAAATTTAAAACAATAAACATTTTCTAATTCAAACGCTACAATTGAACCATTTATATAAGTTATTATATACTTATACCTACCTAAACAATACTCTTTAATTTCTGCATGACCACTTTCCACCCAGCATAATAACTTTCCACATGTTAAAACGTCATTAATGCGTTGTAACGCCTGTTCTTTAGTTGCTACATGGTTAGAAATAACACTTCTCATAATTTTTCTCCTTTTCTTTATTATCTTGTTTCTTGTTACGTGCTACGATTATAGCTAATACCTTGCAAGGAATCGAACCTTGCAAGCCGTCCGACACGGCAAGGCTATTTATAAGGGCAGAACTCTTGACTGGTTTTAGTTACGTAATATTCTCCCTCTGGTGTAGTCCAACCTAAAGTGAACATGAATGCGTTATATGATTCTATGCCAAAATTGCTTACATTTTCAAAACTAGCTAACACGTAATGTTTCCATTCCCAAAAAATTCTATCTTTTATATCCGACGGTGTTTTATAACAATCGTGCAAGTCTCTTCTAATTCTAAAAGATGGTTTTTCAATAGGTTTCTTGATTTCAAAAAATACGCCGTTTACTTCTTTGAATTTTTTCATAATCTTTTTTCTCCTTTACTACCACGCTATAATCTCGTTGCCAGAAAACCATTTCACCTCTAAACATGGAATATACTTTCCGTTTACCCTTATATCACTTTCAAACATAGCTAAACAACCTATATTTATAGTGCCTCTTGTTGTCTGGATTGAAAGCACGGTATCGTACTTCCAGTCAGCGTTCACCTCGCATAATTCATAAATTTTCATTTTTCTATCCCCCTTTATCTTGAAAACTTGACTCTACAATTAGAGTCGTTTTTGGCTAATTCTACAAGCCTTTTAACTTCATCCCCACTGATTTTCCACGGGTTCTGAGGTTCCTCAAAATCGCAAGAGGTAAAACTATTTCTATACCATTCACCGCTGACACGCTCTAAAACGGTGTAATAAATATAGCAACCACCATCATTTTCCAAACCAGGAACAAAATCCGTTCTATCAGTTATTGTTATCTTCATTTTGTTTTCCTACCTTTCCGGTGCTTATCACCTATCTTTTAACTGTCTTTATTGTACCACATGTGCACCCAAAATGCAACTGTCATTTTCACCAAAATGTGATACAAGATTTTGTGCAGAATGACGGGGAGAAATGCACCGATTTTGGCATGTTTGGTGCCAC